TATCGGTCGAGCCGACGCCGACTTCTACAACCTGACCGGCGATGTAAAGAGAAATCGTACCGGGAGCCGTCGGTGGAGTTGCTATCGTAATGACGCCAGTCGCCGCAGTACCAGTCGGCGGATCGCTCAGGGGCAAGCACCACAATTCCTGGCTGATGTTGCTGTTGTAGAACGCAGCAACCATTCTCTCAAGCATCGAGCCAAGACCGAAGTAATTTTGGGCGTCTTCGGTTCTCCCTACCGGAACTGGCACGTTAGGAATTGCCGTGCCAGTAACCTTCATCTGACCGATTAACAAGGCAGGAAGCTGAATCTCGGCGAGACCCGCCATTGACGGATCGATTTCCGCCCAGAACAACGGCAACCGCCAATTGTTGGGAAACTGTTGGAATTCGACGGGCATGTGTTATTACTCCTTGCCTTCCTCAGGCGATGACTCTGCTTCCTTGATCGAGCCTTCGAGCAAGCGTCGCATGGTGAATTGATCTGATGGCCATTCCACTGGAGTATTCATCGATGTGAACCTAACTCCAGTTGGATGCTTGAGGTGCTTCATCATGTCCTGATTGGACGGTAAAACCTTAATCATGGATCACTCCTTATGCCTCTCCGGCAAAACAATAAGCTCTTCGATCGGGGTAACTCCTCTGCCCATATTCACGTGAACGTCGAGCTCCTCAAAGCGATCCGTGATGATCGGAGCAAAGGTTGGATGGAAGCGGAACGTCATGGCTAAGCGAAGCTCAGCAAAGTATGCTTCCCCAGTCTGCGGAAAAATCATCTCTACACGCATACGCGGTATAGATTCAAACAAGCCGCCGCATTCTGGTAAAACACGCAACGTAAATGTTGCATCAGTCAACAGCATGTTCTTGATGACGACGACGTCATTTGCCAAGCCGCCCTCAAGAAGAATTGGATCTGCAAAACCGCGAGTCACGCTGATGCCGATCGTTGCATCGGTCTGATATTTGAGCATGCCAATGTTTGGATCACCCCAGCTGGAAGAGTCCTCACCCATGAAGAAAATGCTGCATGCTGGCAATTGCTCAGGCAATAATGGCGGCTCACCAGTTTTACGATACGTCTTGAAAGTATCAAGCGTGCTGACGCGATCAAAGATCGCGTCGCGTATGGTGATGGCCTGCTTGGCCGTATAGCCTATCGGAAAGGCTTCAGGGATCATGGCACCCCAGGAGTCGCTACGGATATGCCACTAGCAGTAAGAGCAATGGTGTGGGGAGAAATCACTGGCACCGGAACATTAATGCTGATTGCAAAAAGCGCTACATTGTGCGTCGTCTGCACTAACAGTGGTGAACCCAATGACGGACTTGGCACATCCATCTCTGGTACATCTTCATCAAGAGTCACGTCAGTCAGGAACGGAGTTTGCTGCCTCGGCCCTACAGCCTTGACAACCCATTCCACACCACCTTGACCGTCGTACTCTGGACTGTCAAGCACGTATTCATAAAGGTCAACGATGATATGATCGCCTTGCGTAGGCTGGATTGTGTAATCCCTAATTCGCAAGCCGATATGATATTCCGTTGTTGTAAATGGTGACTGATTCTCCTGAATTATGGTGTAGGGGCGCGCCTCCCAAATGCCACGCGCCGTATAAGGCGCAGGATTGGTTCGCTGCGATGACCACGGTATGACAGTGATGACGCGGCCAAATACGCTTAAGTCAATAAGCGGCTGAAGAACAAATAGATCGAAGTCAATTGTCATCGTGAATTGTAGCTCCAACCCTTGTGTCAATGACTTTTGGCTTTGGCTCCAATGGCTCTTGGATTAAATCTACTTTCTTATTGGGATCTATGAGGTGACCAGTTTCCCTAAGACGTTTTACTTCACTTCGTGGCAACAACACTTCCTGACCAGGACCAAAAGACTTGTTCACTGGGCCAAAAACACGCTTGCCATCCATCCAGCCCACCACTCTCCTCTGATTGGCAAGGGGCGCATGTATCGTATGCCCTCGCTCAACTACGCCTCGCTCCAACGGCTCATCAAGGCCGTGAATGGCCGGGTCCGAACGTGTTAAACTGCCTTCATCGATGACATCATCAACTTCGACAGTTTCATTTTCCGGCGGACTAGTGTAATTCAACGGAGGAGGATTCTTTTCAATCTGCTCCGGTGAAACTTTCATCTTCATGTCAGCGGCATTAGCCGACCTTTTATGCCTAGCCATAATCTATCCTCCTGAATCATTATGAAGTGGGGCCGACTTTCACGGCCCCTCCGCACTCGGCCATCTGCTCCAGGCCCCATGCTGCAACGGACTGAAGTTTGTCAGATGGCTTGTCACCTGCGGTTGGTGATTTTTAAAGAGCGCCAGCCAGACCACCAGTAAATAAGGTCGGACAAGCATTGATGCAAACCGCCGCATTGACTCGCGACGGAATAACGAGCGGAGCCGCTTGCATCATGAGCATGCGCTGAGCCGGATCATGCTCAGTCCAAGTCTTAGGAGCATAAGGCAAGCTGGCATAATTGAAGTCCGGGTCAAGAATCAAACCGTAACCGCGAGTACCCATCATGTCTGGACCGCATATGACCACATTGCCGTCCGTGAGCATTGGATATTCAGTGCCCAGCGTTTGACCTTCTGTACCTTGATCAACATACCACTCGTTGTAGATCCAGAGTGTATATTGTCCCCATTGACCCTTATAGACCGCACCACGCTCAACCGCAGCACCAGGATCAACGATATTGCCAGACTCTCCAAGGCGTGGATAATAAATTGCACCCTTGAGCAATGGATCGGCAATAAAGCCTTCCCAAGCCGATGTGGTGAAGATGATGTCCGTCATCCTTGCGCCACTGAGCTTAAGAACAAGACGCTGAGCATATTCAATGTCGAATGACGGACTGGCATTGCCAGCGGTGCAATTTGCTGTAGTCCATTGCGCCGTACCTGACTTGGCAAAGGTCAATCGTGAATCGCGACCGAAGTCCACCAGCACCGCTGGATAACCCTCACCACGTACCGTCACGGTGCCGTTCTGCAATACCTGAGCCGCCATCCATTCGAGGCGTCGGTCCAGGATGTCAATCTGATCCGTCATCTCAAACTCGATGTTGGCCATCTCGCGTTCGGCACCGGTCATCGTGCCGCCGATTCGCTCGCCGATCATGCGGCGAACCGGTCGTCTCACGTCCGGAGCCCGCTTGTCTTTGATGTAAGCAGGCTTGAACGTGTTGGTCTGATAGCGGCGTTGCTCAACGAGCTTGCCTTCCATGAGCGGAGAGACGAACGGGGCAAGACGCCGGATGCCAACGTCAACGTCGATGGCGATCGTTTCGGAGTCACTGACGACGATGTTGGGGAAGAATCTGTCGAGCAAGAAGCGCGTCGCGCGCTTCAGACTCGGCACCACCTGAATCAAGGTGAGTGTATCATAAACGATGTTGTCAACCATAGTGGCCGACTCCTTTGGGTTTGTTCAGCTATCAGTTTGGATCGGCCGCGCTGACCGGCAGCTTGCAGATGACCTTTGCGGGCAACAAGGCGGGAACTACAGTAGCCACCGTCCACGTAGCGTCAAGAACGAGAGCATTTTGATTGAACTCACCCATGACGTAGATACCGGCATTGGCATCTGCGGCCGTTGGATCGCAGAAGTCGACCAAGATAGCAGTAGGGGTTTGAGATCCATCGACTGCAGAGGTCTTCGAAATAGTATATTTGCCAGTGGCTGTAATCCTACCCATAACAGTACCTCGCGCAAACGTAGCAGCACCAGTAACCACAGTCGCGTTCAAGGTAACAATCGTCTTTGGATCCAACACCAACTGGTCCGGCAGATAAGTTTGAGCTGCACTGACCGGAATAGAAGGGTTATCAGTGATGGGAGTAACTGTGAGGGTCATAAGACCTTCTCCTTAATTCGATGAAGCCGGGATTGGCTTCCGTAGAGTTTAAGATTCACCGCGTCGCTTCTTGCCTGCGGCAATGATCGCGGCAGCCAATGCGCTCGGATTGGCCGGCACCGTGGATCCATCGGCAGCAGTCCGAGTTGCCAAGGGATTTCTATTGTCTTCGAGAGCAGGAGCCTCTAAACCAACTTCATACTTCGGCTCCGCCGCCATGCGAGTCGCAAGTGGAGAACGAATGCCCTCAGCCTTCATGCCGGCAAACACACCTTGCATGCTGCCAAGCACACCAATGGCATCGGCGGCGGGCAAAGTAGTGTTGAGAGCAATATGCATGGCAGCCTGGGGGATTGCCTTGCCTGGCTCGGAGTCAAGAATGGTGAGAATGCGATGACGCTCCTGAGCACGGGACTTCTCGTCCTCCTTTTTCTTGTCTTCGTCATCGTCATCCTTCTTGTCGTCCTGAGCCTTTTTGGTTTTGGCTTTCTTAGTCTTCTTGCCCTGACTCTTTTCTTTGTCCTCGTCGTCCTCCTCGTCGTCAGTGTCGTCTTCATCGTCTTGAGCTACAAGAGGAGGAATAGACGCAGCGGCTTGTCGAACCGTCGTCTCTGTATTCAAAGCCGGATCGATCTTTGCGGCATCCTTGGACGCTGAGCCGCGCAGCGGCGTAAGAGTAGTCATGATTTCTCCTTAATTTACCTTGGCGACAAGCGCCGCAAAGGCTTGCTGTGGGGACATAATGGCATCAGCAAAACCTTGCTCCACGCCTTGATTCCCCATAAAGATACCAGCCTCCGTCGCGCGCACTTTGGCACGAGAGAGACGGCGGTTACGACCGACCATTTCTACAAACATCTCACCAATAGTATCGACGTCAGCTTGTAACCGGGTTTTAGCAACGTCTGACAACGGTCGAAATGGCGAATAGTCAGTCTTACGCTCACCATATTGAATGAGCGAAACTTTAACTCCGGTTGTTTCGAGAAGCTTGGTAAGATCAAGATGTATAGTCAAAACACCAATCGATCCTACCCCACCAGCCCTCGGGATCGTAACTTTATCGGCAGCACTAGCAAGCGCGTAAGCAGCTGAATAAGCATGATCGTCCAAAATAGCCCAAACTGGCTTCTCAGTTTTTTTGTCGTAGATCGTTTCTGCCAATTCAAATAGACCTGATACCTCGCCGCCCGGAGAAGCGATTTGTAAAGCAATCCCTCGTACTTCAGGATTGTCCATTGCACCATCGAATTGCGTGCTAATGCTTCCATAGTCCGTTTCGTCCCATAAGCTGGTGTTGCCATGAACAAGCACTCCGCTAATGGGTATCACGGCAACACCTGAGATCACGCTGTACGTATTTACATTATCATCAACGTACTTGACGCTAACTGCATTGACTGCATTCTCGTCAACCAAGGCACGCATAACCGGCTCTAAGTCATGCTCATTGTATGGATGCATGACATGCTTTCTCAGATCATGGATCATGGAAGCGGCACGCCGCTCAGTTAAGGCAAGCGGCGTGTCAAGAAACCGGTGAAGTGACATCTATGCTGTCTTTTCTTCGGAAACAATTACGGCAAGCACCTTCTTCTGCGGAGGCAGCTGAAGAACAGTTACCTTTTGACCTGGAGAAAGTTCGTCGATCTTCACGACTTTTCCATCAGCGAACTCGAAGGCATCGTGATGCTCGCAAGTCTTCTTAATGTCCAATTTACGAAATCTCGCTACACAAGAACTAGTAGCGGACTTCGGAGATGCAAACACCGAACGCCCTACTACCTTCGCCGGACTTTCAAATGCAATCTCCGTTCCCGGCAAGAGACATACTGCCGTCTCCGGATCATCCGTCGAAGTCAACCCCCTAGTGGGCGTATACTTGAATTCCGAGGTGATGAGTTTATCTCCTATCTTAGCGGGGCGAGTCTTAACAGCATGAAGACTGTAGTCACACATGATTGGACTCCTTTCACTGAGATTGTAGCCACTGATCTACTTCTTCGACAACACGTTGCGCCTTACGAAAGTCTCCAGCCGTAAGAAGCACTTGTCCACCGAATATGATGACAGTTTCATCATCCGGAGCATCTGACCTCAATGCATCAGCCGACTTAGCAAACGGTCGAAGAACCTTGACGACTTTTTCTAGCTCCTGTCGATCCCTCCTCATTGATCCTCCTCCAATGCCTCACGACTTCCTAGATTTTTTGAATGGAAAGGATACTTCAACTTGATCATCAGTTTCAATTCCCAACCCGTCTAACAATCCCTGAGAGATGTCGGCAACACGATTAGTATCTACATGTGGACCCCAATCCGCCGGATAAGCCAAGGAAGTTTTCCCGGTCTTAGTCGCCTTGACTAGCGCCA